CGACAAATAACGCTTGCGTTAATGTTTAACGCACCTACACTAACTAACGCTACATTAATTACGCCTGCTATAGGTCTTCCTTCAAGTGGAGATTTAAGTAATTGTACGGGTAGCCCTGTGTTAACTTCGCCTTCACTTGGCAACGCAACTGCGACTAAGATTACTTCAACAGGCGATGTGTTAATTTCAGCCACAGGTAAGATAGGGTATACCACAGGTTCAGCAGGTACAGTTACGCAGATAACCAGTAAATCTACTGGCGTAACTTTAAACAAAACCAATGGTCAAATTACATTAAATGCTGCGGCATTAGCTTCCGATACTACGGTATCGTTTACGCTTTCTAGCATTTATATTGCTGCAAACGATGTATTAATTCTTAACCATATTAGCGGTGGTACAGCAGGGTCTTATTTGTTAAACGCTCAATCGGCAGCAGGATCTGCAAGTATTAACGTGCGTAACATTACTGCAGCGTCATTATCGGAAGCAATTGTGATTGCGTTTGCGGTTGTTAAAGCTGCTACGGCGTAAGCATGAAAAGCCCTATTCTAGGACAAGCTTATGTAGCTAGATCCGTTAATGCGGCGGATAATCGCATGATTAATCTATTTCCTGAAGTTACGCCACCTGGCAGTAAAGACACAGGATTTCTTAATAGAGCGCCAGGGCTTAGAAAACTAGTTACTGTTGGTAGTGGCCCTATCCGCGCTGAATGGGCAAACCAATCAAGTACCGCTGATGCTTTTGTTGTGTCAGGCAATCAATTTTATAAGATAGATCTTAATTACAACGTCAAATTGTTAGGCAACGTGACGGGTACAGGGCCTGTATCGATTGCGGATAACGGCACCCAAATATTTTTAGCGTGTAACCCTGATGGTTTTATTTACAACAAATCTACTGGCGTGTTTCAACAAATTACGGATTCTGACTTTGCGGGTGCCGTTACGGTTGGATATATCGACGGTTATTTTGTATTTAACCAACCCAACTCGCAAATTGTATGGGTTTGCGATTTATTAGACGGTTTGTCTATTAGCCCACTTAATTTTGCTAGTGCTGAAAGTTCTCCTGACACGTTAGCGTCTTTAGCTGTTAATAACCGTGAAGTATGGTTGTTTGGTACAAACTCTATTGAAGTTTGGTATGACGCCGTAACTACGGGTTTTCCCCTAGCACCTATTCAAGGTGCATATAATGAAGTTGGTTGTTTAGCCGCTTATTCGGTTGCCAAGCTAGATAATAGTTTGTTTTGGTTAGGGGCTGATGCAAGGGGCTACGGTATGGTTTATCGTAACCAAGGCTATACGGCTATTAGGGTTTCTACCCATGCCATCGAATACGCCATACAAAATTACGCCGTATTGTCTGATGCGATTGCGTATACATATCAACAAGAAGGACATTCATTTTACGTTTTAACATTTCCTACCGCAGGCAAAACGTGGGTGTACGATGTTGCTACCCAAATGTGGCATGAACGTGCAGGATTTAATAACGGTGAATTTACTCGTCATCGTTCCAATTGTCAGATGAGTTTTAACAATGATACTGTTGTAGGCGATTATCAAAATGGTAATATTTATGCGTTAGATTTAGACGTTTATGACGATAATGTTGGCGTACAAAAATGGTTGCGGTCATGGCGCGCGTTGCCAACAGATGCTAATACCCTTAAACGTACCGTACAACACGCTATGCAGCTTGACGCCGAAACAGGCGTTGGGCTTAATTTATATCCTGAAAACACGACTATTGAGTATATTAATACGCAAACAGGATTTCGTCTTGCTACAGGCAACGCAGGGTATTTACTTACGGAAGTTGGCGATATATTAGACACCGAAAGCGGTGATGACCTTTATTTAGATTATCAATTGCTAGTAACTAATCTTCACCCAGCGGCGGCAGGGTACATCCCTCGAGTGATGTTACGTTGGTCTGATGATGGCGGCCATACTTGGTCAAACGAACATTGGGCATCGATGGGCAAGTTAGGGGACTACGCTACCCGTACGCTTTGGCGTCGGCTTGGTATGACGGTTAAGTTACGTGACCGTGTTTATGAGATATCTGGTACAGATCCCGTTAAAATTTCTATTATGGCGGCAGAGTTGCATTTATCGCCGACAAACGCATGATAAACAACATAACTCAAATCCCGTCAAATAAAGTTCCTGTACTGCAACAAGATACAGGGCTAATGTCAACGCAATGGTATAGATTCTTTTTTAACCTTTATACGTTGACAAGCGATGGGGTATCAGGTACTTTTACTACAACAGACGGTAAGACGGTTACTGTCACTAACGGCATCATTACGGCGATTGTATGAACATAATTCACCATTTTAGTTCAGGAATGTACACTAAAGAAACGCACATACCCGCTAATCATTGGTTAGTACAACACGCGCACACGCATGACCATTTGTCTATTTTGGCTAGTGGAAGCGTGGAATTGACAGTAAACGGTAAAAGTTCGGTAATTCATGCGCCAACTTGTATAAATATTTGTGCAAATACCCATCACGGAGTAAAATCATTAACAGACGTTGTTTGGTATTGTATTCACGCAACCGATTGCACCGATGTAGATCAAATTGATGAAATACTAATTGCGCCTGTAGACCATGAAACGGTTGCAGAATTAGCAATTAATTTAGCTAAAGGGGAATAATATGGCATGGGTAATAGGCGGCGCTGTTTTAGGTAGCGCATTACTAGGTGCTAACGCTAGTAAAAATGCTGCAAATCAACAAGCTGACGCAGCTAATAGAGCTACTGATGCTCAACGTGAAGCATTTAATAAGCAAACTGAACTTAATAAACCATTTTATGATACTGGCGTTAATGCGTTAAATAAACTATCGTCACAGCCCACGTATACACCTGACGCATTTAATTACGAAGCTGACCCTGGTTATGGGTTTCGATTTAACGAAGGTATGAAAGGTGTTAACGCTGCCGCAGCTGCAAGGGGTGGTTTAATATCAGGCAACGCTCTTAAAGCAGCTAGTGATTATGGCCAAGCGTCGGGATCACAAGAATATCAAAATTCTTACAATCGTTATGTAACAAACCAAGGAATAAAGTTAGGGGCTTTTAACACCAATACTGGAGTTTTACAAAACCTTGCAAGTATGGGTCAAGGGTCTGCCAATAATCAAGCAGCGGCTGCTGGTGCTTTTGGTAATTCTGCTGCAAGCAATATAATCGGTGCAGGTAACGCTAACGCAGCAGGTACTGTAGGCGTTACTAATGCGTTAACAGGCGGGCTTGGGACTTATTTAAATTACAACCAAAACCAAAATATGTTAAATGCGTTTAACAGTAGAAATCCATCTTCATACGCGCCTAATGCACCATATGGATCAGGTGATTTTAATACGTTTAGTTACGGCGGGAATGCAACAGCATAAGGATTAACTATGGCAACTATAGACTCAAACATTGCGCTAGGCGTTAAGCCTATACAAATTGAAAACCCAATGAATCAATATGCGGCGTTGTCGCAACTGCAAGCAAATCAAAATCAAAACGCTTTGGCACAATATCAATTGGCGGCGTCTAAACGTGCAGAAGAATCACAAAACATTCAAAATCAATTGTATGCTAAACATTACAATCCAGAAACAGGGCAAGTTAATAAACAAGGTTTAATGGCTGATTTAGCCGCACAAAATCAAGGTGTATTAATCCCTAAATTACAAGCGCAATTTACAGAAGAAGAACATAAACAAAATGTTAATAAAGAAGTGCTTGCTAGAACATCAGGGCTTGAATATAAGCAAAAAATGGAAAAATTTAACAAAGCTATATCGCATATTGGCGCTTTAAATACTCCTCAAGAAGCACTTGCTAGTATTAAAGAATCTTTAGCAAAAGGTGATATTGATCAAACTAAAGCTGATTCACTTATACAATCGCTTAACAATACACCAAAATTTAATGATTGGCAAAAAAATTTAGTGATGGGTATTTTAGACGCTAAAGATCAATTTCACGTAAAAAACCAAGAAAAAACATTAAGTGAAACTATTCGTCATAATAATAGAACAGAAGGAATTCAACAACAAAACGTCAATATACAAGGCGGTCAGTTAAATTTAGCGCAACAAAAATTTGCGTTTGAAACTAACCCTGAAAAAGTAGGGGTTATAGCTGAAGCTAAAAAAACTGGCGAATTAAATGCAACTGATAAACTTGCAAAAACTAAAACTATTGAAGGCGCAAATCAGATTCTTAAAGATATTAAATACAACCCAAAAACAAAAGAAAACGATGTTAGTAAATTAATTGACATATCTACAGGAAGTTATTTAGGAAAAGCTTATGATATTGGCGGTAGGATATTTGGTAGCTCTACCGAAGGATCAAAAGCAATTGCCGAACTTAAAACGATTGAATCTAAGATTACAACTGATTTACTTGGCGGTAAATTAGGATCTGGTATTTCTAACGCTGACCGCGACTTTATTCAACAACAAGTTGGTTTGATTGGTGACGCAACTTTACCTACTGGAGATCGTAAAGCAGCGTGGAGCCGCGTTGTAAATCGTTTAGCAGACATATCTTCAAAAAATTCGGCAACAACTGTTATTGTTCCGCCAGCTGGTTTTGTACCAGATTAAAGGAATACTATGCCAATTCAAACAGCTACTAATCCTAAAACGGGCGAGCGTGTTGCATTAGTTGGTGATGCTTGGCAGCCAATTACGCAATCTGCAACAAATAAAGAAGGCATTAAAGCTTATTTAGTAGGCGATAAATGGATATCTGACGATGCAGCGCCGCTTGCAACGGCACCCGCAATTGAAAAACGTCAAAACGTAGGCCCTGAAAAAGGAAATATGTTTAGCCAAAACGCTGAAGATATTCAATATAGCCCTGAAGGCATACCCTTAAACACATCTAATTATGGATCAGCGCCTACAGGTATTACTGGAACCGTAGCTAAAGCGTTAACTACCGCAGTTGGCGCGCCTGTTAACTACGCAATGGGCGCGGCAAGCATACCTTTAAACGTGGCTAATTTAACTAGTAAAATATTCGGCGGTAGTTCTGCAACAGAACAAGCATTACAAGCTAAGAATCAAATTGCACAAGGTATTAACCAACAAAGTTATTCACCTGTAACACGTACCGCTGAATTTGCAGGTGAGGTATTTAATCCTATAACAATGGCGGTGCCAGGCGTTTTAGGTAACGCAATGGCTAAATATGCACCTAATGTAGCGCCTGCGGTTGCCAACGCATTACGTTCAGGTGGCTTTGATGTAGGCATATCTCGGTTAGGTAACGCCCCTGCGGGTGTAGTCACTAATATTCTTCCTAGAACTATGGTTAACCGATTAACAGATACGGGCGCTAGAATAGTTGGTGGTGGCACCGTTGGTGGTGTAACCAATGCGTTAATTAACCCTAGCGATACTGCAAGCGGTATTGGTGTAGGCGCAGTAGCACCAATGGTTCTTGGCCCAGCAGGTAAACTTATTAGTGCTGGGGTTGGTAAAATAGCTGATTTAGTTACAGGTCAGACAGTTAAAGTTGAAGCTGGCAAACGTATGCGTGAAATGGCGGGGGCAACAATTAATGAAATTCGCGCAGCAAACGCTCAAGCACCGTTAGACATTACATCTGCACAAGCTACGGCGGGTATTACTAATGATGTATGGCAAGCATTTAATGCGTTTATGCAAAGCAAAGATAAAAATAGCTTATTTACTCTTATTGAAAAGAAACAAGACTTAGCTAACCTTGAAAAATTAGCTGAATTAGCTGGTGGTAATACTGCAACGGAAGTTAAACAAGCTATTGTTGAAGCTAAAAAAGCGCTTAACGAATTAACAACACCATTACGCAAAATAGAAATCGACGCGGCTAATCAGGCTAATAAAGTGTTAACTGAAATAAACCCAAAAATAGAACAAAAACAAGGTTCAATCGTACAAGGTTTGCAACAAGGTGGAATGGCTCAAACCGAAGCGGCGCAACAAGCTAATTTAGCTTCAGGTAATGTTATATCTCCACGACTCGGTGGTACAGGTAATGTTTCGCCTGCCGCGTATCCTATTGAAGGATTACCACGTATTCCTGGTCGTTACACAGAAAATCAACAACGCGTACCAGAGTTTCAAGGCGCGGCAGACGATTTAGCAATTATTACAGCGCAACGTAAAGCCGAATTGAATCAATTACAGTATGTAAAAGATAGCCTTGCTGCGCATGGCATGGAACCAATTAATACAAATAACATCATTAAAAATATTACGGCTAAATTAAATGACCCTAAGATTGGCCCAAGCGATGTTAATACAAGCGTATTGACTACTGTCGCTAATAAAGTTAAAGAATGGACTGCACGCAACGGTGGTGTAATTGATGCTGAAGCGTTAAACACTATTCGTAAAGAAGCAGTTAACGAAGCTATTATGGCTAAATTAGGCACTAATGCCGACCCCAAAGCATCAGCAAGATACGCGGCAGATTTGCTTGGTCAAATAAAACCATTAATTGATGATGCCATTGAAAAAGCAGGCGGTACAGGGTGGCGTAATTATCTTAAAACGCATGAAATTGGCGCGCAAGAAGTTAACATACAAAAATTATATGGCGCGGCTGCTGATATGTATCGTACCAATAAACAAGGATTTGTTGATTTAATTAAAGGCAATAATCCTGATGCAGTTGAAAAGATTTTTGGCCCAGGCAGTTTTAATATTTTAACTGAAGCACTTAAAAATGAAATGCGTGCTGGCCCTGCAATGAATGTAGGTGAAAAATTAAAATCATTACAAAAAATAGCTGCCGATATTGAACGAGATAAAGGTATTACCGAAGCAGCTAATCGTGGTAAAGGCGCGTTAGATATTAAGAAACTTGGATTTACTGAAAAAATACCTGGCTTTGTTGGCGTTATGACAGCGGTTGTAAAAAAAGTTGGACAAGCATTAGAAGGTAAAGTTGAAACAAAAATTACTGAAACTATTGTTAATGGTCTTAAAAACGGTAAATCAGCCAATGAAATTCTTGATACTTTGCCTGCGGATGACCGCATGAAAGTATTAAAAGCGTTAAAAAATAGTGAAGAATGGAACGCATTAACTGGCGTTGCCGCTAATCGTTCTATGAACGAAAACAAATTAGCCCCTGAACAACAAAACCAAAACGCTTTAGCGAGGTAATTATGGATACGCAGACTATATTAAATATTGTAATTTCATGCTCTTTGGCGTGTCTTGGTTGGTTTGCTAGGCAATTGTGGGAAGCGACACAAGATTTAAAAAATGATCTTAAAAAAATTGAAGTAGATTTACCTACTAATTATGTTCGTAAAGTTGATATTGAAACACGATTTGACAGATTAGAAGCCATCTTAGACAAACTATTTGAACGATTAGATAGGAAAGCAGACAAATGAGTTTAGACCCAATATCCGCAGCGCTTGATTTAGGAAATACCATAATCAATAAAATATTTCCCGATCCTGCGCAAGCAAGCGCAGCTAAATTAGAGTTACTTAAACTTCAGCAGTCTGGCGAACTTGCCATTATGACATCTCAAACTGACATTAACAAACAAGAAGCTTCTAGTTCCTCTGTATTCGTGTCAGGGTGGCGCCCAGCAATTGGTTGGGTATGTGCTTTGGCATTGGCATACCAATACCTTGTACGCCCGTTAGGTGGCACTATAGCAAGCCTTTTAGGCTTTACTATTCCACCGTTGCCTGGGCTTGACGATAATCTTTGGCAATTGATGATGGGTATGCTTGGTATGGGTGGTTTACGAACCTTTGAAAAAATACAAGGCGTAGCTACTAAATGATAAAGAATTGGGATAAATCTTGTGACATGGTATTAGTTCACGAAGCTGGTTTTCAATCTGACCCACATGATAACGGTAATCATTTACCTGATGGTAGAGCGGGTTCAACCATGCTTGGCTGCACTCAAGCTAACTGGGAAGCGTATGTTGGTCATCAAGTAACGTGGGATGACATGAAAAAATTAACTAAAAATGATGTCAAACCACTTTATAAACGTAATTACTGGGACGCTGTAAAAGGTGACGACTTGCCAGGGGGCGTAGATTATGCAGCGTTTGATTTCGCTATCAATGCAGGCCCCGCGGCGTCAAGAAAGCTGATTCAACGTGCAATAGGCGTAACGCAAGATGGTGTGTTTGGCCCAATGACAATGGCGGCAATCAAAGCAACTAATGGCAAAGTTTTTTTAGATAAATTTAGCCAAGCCAAACGTGACTTTTATATTAGTTTGCACGACCCAAAGTATGAAAAAGGTTGGTTAAGTCGTGTAGAAGACGTCAAAAAAAGCGCATTAAATCTAGTATAAAGTCTATTAAAATAATTATTCACATAGATTTCATGTAGTTATGCTAGATTAGTATATCTAAAAAGGATATGTATGCAAGCTCTTGTCTCAGATGATGATTTTATAGCAATATGGAATACATTACAATCAGGCACAGAAGTCGCTAAAGCTATTGGTTGCAATGTACGCACCGTACTAAAAAAACGCAGAATAATAGAAAAAAAATACAATCTTGAATTAGTATCTAAAGATCGATATCAGCCTAATGTTGGTATAGAACATATTAAACTACGCAATCAAAAACGATTAGAAGAAACTCGACACAATGTAAGACGAGGCACAACCATAGAAAATGGTAGGGTTTTAGTATTTTCTGATGCCCACTTTTACCCAGATCAAGAAACAACTGCGTATTTAGCTTTATTGGAAGCCATAAAAGAATTTAAGCCTGAAATTATTATCTGTAATGGCGATGCCTTTGACGGCACAACAAATAGCCGTCATGCTCGTATAAATTGGTCTGATGCGCCTACTGTTGTAGAAGAACTCCAAGCGGTTCAGCATTACTTAAATGAGATAGAAGCAGCTAGTACATTTAAACAAAATTTAATATGGACTCTTGGCAATCATGACGCTAGGTTTGAAACTTTTTTATCTACGCAAGTGCCACAATATCAAAACGTCAAAGGTTTTAGTTTAAAAGATCATTTTCCAACGTGGAAATCTTGTTGGTCGTATTTTGTTAATGACGATACTCAAATTAAACATAAATGGAAAGGGGGAAAATTTGGGGGTGCAAATAATACGCTTCACAGCGGAGTAAATTTTGTAACTGGCCACACTCATGTGCTTTCAGTAGATGCCTTTACCGATCATAGCCCTAATTTTCAAAACTGCACACGATATGGTGTTCAAACAGGCACATTAGCTAATCCTAAAGGTGATCAATTTATTGATTATTGCGAAGATAATCCTGTAAATTGGCGATCAGGGTTTGTTTTATTAACATGGCATAAAAGTCAATTACTTTTACCAGAAATGATACAAGTTTGGGATGAAGATGAGGGACAAGTGCAATTTCGTGGCAAGGTTTATGGTGTATGACACCATCGCCAAAAATATGTGAAATTATTTATTGCATGGTCTGCCAATTACCACCATTAGATAAATGGAAGTTACCAAATACGGCTGAAATTAAATTTATGTGTGTTGATGAAATATACGTAGACGACGCTAAAACAATATCAGCGTACGCCACGTATATGTTTAATGAAGAAACTGATCTGCATGAAATATGTATAAATAAAGCAAAAAATTATACATATGATTTATTACTTGGCAGTATTTTGCATGAAGTTATACATATGAAACGGTTTAAAACTAAACATTGGGCAGAGCATGATCGAGTATTTAAATCTTACGCCAACCGTATATGCAAGCTATACGGCCTGTCTAAAATAGGATTTTAAGCCGTAGCTTCAACATACAACCCTAAATTAGCCAAAGCATAAGCAAGAAATGTAATACCCATACCTATTTTGTTTTGAGCTAAAAAGTTTACGCCGATATACACGTATATCAAACCAACCAAAATAATTAAGTTAGTTGTCATTTTTGACTTTCTTTTATTTCACTAGGGACATTCCAGCCTGTTGATTTAAAACGCTCAAGCACGTTTGTGCTACACGCGGGGACATATTTCCATTCTTTAATTTGCCAATACGATACAGGTTTAATTGGGGATTTCTTTTTCATTTATTACTCCTTGTGTTAATTTCACGATAAGCTTGAATACACGCTTTTAAATCTTTTCTTAACTGTTCCATTTCATACACATCATCGATAACTTTGGCGTACGTTTCATTAGCAAACTTTACCAAATTAGCGTGTGTCCAAGTTGAAAAATCTGGTTGAATCATGGTGCTACTGCCTCCTTCATAATTTCAATACGTTCACGGCTAACACGCAAGGTGTTGTACCTCATGTGTAAGCGCTCTAAAATAGACGCACGCTTTAACGTACGTCTTTCCTCATCCAACATCGCCAGCACTTCAACTTCGTTTAGCTGATTCAGCACGGCTTGCAGTTTTCGCCATGATAGTGGTTTCACGTTCTACCCTTTCTTGTAAAGTCATTACTTGTTTAATAATCTTTTTCAACGCACGCATAGCGGTGTTGTACTCTCGCATCCGAATAGTTTCTTCGGCCTGCGCCGCCTTTAACTGGGCTTTGTAATTTGCTAATCGTTTCATGTCCTGTCCTTTCTTGCCTGTCGGCAATCTTGTTTCTGTTGTGGTGTAAAGTCGGGGCTAATCTCAGCCAGTTCGCAGCTCTTAATACCCCAATGCGTTTGTTTTTCAACTAATGACACCATAAAAATAACGTAACCACAAATAAATGTAGCTACTAAAAATGCAATTGTTTTCATTTCAACTCCTCCATTGCTATATCAGATAAAGCCCTTTTGTCTTTTAGGGCGCCTAAAATACGTTCTTCAATTGTTTTGTTCGTCAGCAACAAGTAAACCCACACATCATGTTTTTGACCTGATCTGTGCAACCTGCCAATCGTTTGCTCGTACAACTCAAGACTCCAAGGCAACGATACAAACACCATCTTGCACCCGCCATGCTGAAGGTTTAACCCATGCCCTGCTGACTTAGGGTGAATCAGTAGCAGTTCAATCTTGCCCTCATTCCAACGCTGGGTAGCTTTTGTGTCATTGATGGTCTGGGCGTGTGGGTATCTACGCTTGAGTTCTGCCAACTCCTCAATGTAGTTGTACACAATGATGGTGTTAGCGTGTTGGTTTTCTTCCACTAACTCGTCAAGCAAATCAAACTTATGACTACTAAACCATATCGGCACTTGGGTGACGTTCATGCGGCCAGGTGTATTAGACGCTGTTGTTTCTGTTTGATAGATAAAGCCTGACGCCATTTGTGATAATTTGCCTGTAACAACTGCTGCGTTAATGGCCGTAATCTGTTCTTTCTCAAATTGCACAACAAAATTTTTCTTCATCTTCTCGTAATGCGTACGGTCAGCCATATCGCACCGCATTTCAACAATATGGCAGGGTGGTAATTTATCAGCGTACTCGCCAGCATCTAGCACAAATGTAGATGGTTTAATTTGTTCCATAACTTGTACAAGTGAACCAAGTCTGGGCGCCCATTCGCCAAAATCTTTATTCATTAACACAAAATATTTTTGCATAAACGCCCCTTTAGACCGACCTAACAACTGTTGATCAATAATCTTACATTGCCCAAAAACATCCTCTAAACCGTTGCTTGTAAAGCTACCTGTCAAACCCCAACGTATTTTGATGTGGTCAATTAATTTAGTTAATGCTTTAAACCGTACGCCTGATGGGTTTTTAAGTTTAGTTAATTCGTCAAACACAATGCCATCAAAATCTTTAATATCAGAAAGTGATTGCAAATTGTCGTAATTAATAACAACTACAAGTGCCTCAGAATCAAACGCTGCCTGACGTTGCTTAGGTGTGCCAACTGCTACGGCTAACTTCATGTCAGGCGCCCACTTGGGTTGCTCGACAGGCCATACGTCAGTACAAACACGCTTAGGTGCTACAACTAGCCAGCGTTTAACAATGTTATAACGTAACATCTCATCCATTGCAGTCAACGTAATAGCCGTCTTACCTGCACCAACTGGCGCAAGAATCATTGCCCTGTCATTTTCGTACAAAAAGTCAGCTGCTAATTCTTGGTAGTTTCGTAGTTTCATGGGTTTTCTATCATATCAATACCTTCGCCAATCCATTTCATGCAAGGTACTGCCATACTATTACCTAACGCTTTATAACGTGGGCCATCAGGTGTATCTTTGCCTTTAGGTTTAATGTCGGTGTAATTGTCAGGAAAGCCTTGTAATCGTTCACATTCAATAGGTGTCAAACGTCTGACTGCCATATTTGCATAAAGTTGTTGGTCTTGCGTTGTTGAAATCGTAAATGCTTTTTCATCTTGCCCCAGATAACCTTTACCACCACCTTCGCAACCCCCACGCACTTTAAATGTATGTGCAAGAATACTTGGCTCATGCCCATGTGATTCGCTACGCAACGTGCCAACAATACCTGTCTGCGACGTATTTATAATAGACCCACCTTGATCTTCTAATACAAGCGGTTGTGCTACAAATACTTGTGCATGATGTGACTGTGGACTTGGACGTAATGCGCCTATGGCGTTAGATACTTTAAGTTCAGTAGCACTAAACGTATTTGCTTTAGCATCTTCACGAACACTATATGCAACTGCCACTTGGTTATCGCCCATTTCTTTACGCAATGTTGGTGACATTTCTTTTGTAAATCTTGAATCACCACCTTCACGTTTTGCTATACCAGGTTCAAATGCTATTGCTTGTACCAATGGCACGTTACCGCCACCAGTACCCCAACGGCTAGTCACGGTTTGACACGTTTCACCCATTTCTTTAATGCGACTGTCAGCAGGGTGAGATTCATACGCAATCATATTAAATCCATCGGCTCTACTGTAGTCGTTGCTTGTTGTTTGGAGGCAGTTAGCAAGGCTTGGTACAAAAGAGGTGGTAGTTTCTTCCCTCGTTTTTCTGCCCTTCGTAGTATCCCTTCGCAAGCAGTCGGACTCAAAAAGAACTTCTGCTGCACTTTCCCAGTCTCCAAGACATCCGACAACAAACACTCTTCTACGTCTTTGGGCGACTCCAAAGTACTGAGCGTCAAGCACCCTGTAAGCCCACCCATACCCGAGTTCTGCCACCGCCCCAAGAAAGGAACCAAAGTCCCTTCCACCATTTGAACTGAGGACACCTGGCACGTTTTCCCAAATAAACCACTTGGGTCTAAACTTATCAAGTAATCCAACATAGGTAAGTGCGAGATTTCCTCTAGGGTCTTCAAGTCCTTTTCTAAGACCTGCCACGCTGAATGATTGGCAGGGGGTTCCTCCAACGAGAATGTCAATTGATTCATTTAAATTCCACTCCTTATATTTAGTCATATCCCCTAGATTAGGCACATGGGGGTAATGATGTGCTAATACGGCAGATGGGAATTTTTCTATTTCGCTAAATGCGACAGGAGTCCAACCCATATGGTGCCAAGCTACAGTTGCTGCTTCAATACCACTACAAACTGATAAATATTTCATACTTTATTTTTCCAATCTTCTATTTGTTCTTTTGTCCATAAACACGCATACTTCTGATTTAATTCTTCCATTTGTTTCGCAAATATATCTTGGAGAGGCGATAAGCGACCGCCTTTAGGGCGTTTGATTTCGACAAACCAGGTTGTGCCATCAGGTAAACAAGCAATTTGATCAGCAACGCCACGGTGATTAACAGACTTGAATTTAAACGTCTTTCCACCCAATGAAAGCACAGCCCAAATAAAATATTTTTCAATTTCACTTTCCTTTTCCAATTTATTTTTAGTTTCCATGTAAAAAAGTTTAACACATCTATTTTATTTGTGCTACACTAGAATCTCAAATCAACTAAAGTAAAGGAAATTAAATGTCAAATCATTCAAAAATAGTCGGTGGTTCAACAGCCAAGCGCGTTATTGCTTGTCCTGGATCTGTAGCACTAAGTGCAACAATGCCACCTAAGCCTAGTAGCAAGTACGCTGACGAAGGCACGTTATTACACGATGCAATTGCACAAGTTTTAGGTAAAGATGTATCGCCTGAATCATTACTTGGCATGACGTATCAAGATCAAGTGTTAACAGAAGAATTAATAGAAAACAAACTGCATAAAGCCCTTGATTTGTTAGGTGTTGTTGATCCTAATCTTGAGATGGAATATGCAGTAGAAACCGAAGTTAACTTTGGTGATTTCTTACCTGACGTATTTGGTTCATGTGATTTGCTTGGTCGCATTGGCAATCGTGCTATTGTTTTAGATTGGAAGTTTGGTGATGGCGTAGCCGTTGGTGTAGAAGAAAACGAACAGTTGTTATTTTACGCAGCTGCGGCCATGCGCACACCGTCAGTATCTTGGGTGTTTGAAGGTGTGACAGAGATTGAATGTGTCATCATTCAGCCACCTACACTTAGAAGTTGGGTGACAACTGTTGAGCGTGTTAAGCAGTTTGAATTGCAACTTGCACAAGCCGTACAAAAATCAACAAAAACAGATGCGCCTATTATGGCAGGCGACCATTGCCGTTGGTGTGCAGCCAAACCTGTTTGCCCTAAAATGACAGGTGCAGTAGATAGAGCAGTTAACCTACAAATTAAATCGTTAGACGCTGACAAAATTGGTTCTTATTTGGCTAACTGCGATTTGTTAGAACAATGGATTACAGACTTACGTGCATTAGCACATCAGATGTTAGAAGCCGATGTGCCTGTGCCTGGTTGGAAGTTGGTCAACAAGCGTGCCACACGTCAATGGGCTAATGAAGACATTGCAGATGATGTATTATCTAAAGTCATCCCTAAAGATGAACTGTATGTATCTAAAATGATTTCACCTGCGCAAGCAGAAAAGGTACTCAAGAAGTCAGGAACCAAACTGCCTGATGACTTAGTAGTAGCAGTAAGTAGTGGCAGTACGTTGGCGCGAGAAGATGATCCTCGCCCAGCCGTTGTACAAATCGGGAAGCAACTCACCGCAGCCCTTTCTAAAATCCAATAAGGAACTAAACAAATGTCAAATTTAACTACATTTTCAGCAGCAAATTTACCTTCAGTTACCGCATTATCTACCGCACTTCGTGCCTTAGAAACCGATGTGGGAACCGCAGGCGTTGTCATTATTAAGATGGACAAAACAGGTCATTGGGTATTCGGTGCAGATCAAACCGAAATCGAAGATGATTCCACATGGGCAGTCAATCCGTTCTCATTCGTGCATGGTCACATCGCATGGGGTGATGGTGAAGTGCTTGGCGAGAAAATGGTATCTGTATCTCAGCCATTGCCTGAACTTGATGCTGCGCCACCTAATGCCAAGAAGGGTTGGGAAACGCAAGTTGGTATGTCTATGAAGTGCGTATCTGGAGATGACAAGGGCATGGAAGTTCGCTATACAACAACGTCTGTTGGTGGTAAGCGTGCAGTTCAAGCCCTAGCAGTTGCTATTGCCACACAAGTTGAAGCAGATCAAACTAAGCCAGTACCAATTGTATTGCTCAAGAAAGAGCATTACAGTCACAAGTCGTATGGCCGTATCTATACACCCATATTCGATATTCAAGAATGGGTAAGTATGCTCGTGGAAACAAAAGAAGAAGCACCAAAAGAAGTTGAAGCGCCTGCTGTAGAAGCACCTGCAACACGCCGTCGCCGTGGTGCTTGATGCTTTGGATTGATTTCGAGACGCGTAGTCGCTGCGACCTAATCAGTCATGGCGTCTACAACTACGCTAGGGATGCCAGCACTTCGGTGCTATGCCTTTCATATGCGTTCGATGATGAGGACGTGCAGTCTTGGCGTCCGCATCAACCTTTTCCACAAAAAATTGTTGATTTTATTGTTTCAGGTGGTCAAATTAGGGCGCATAATGCGGCGTTTGAGCGTTTGATTATGTGGTATGTTTTATGTCCTGATCAAGGTATACCTGAACCAAAACTAGAACAATTTTTTTGCACCGCAACACAAGCACGCGCTAACTGTGCGCCAGGCTCATTAGAAGATGTTGGCAGATTTGCAAGTTCCAATATGCGTAAAGACCATAGAGGCAATCAGTTGATTCGCCTGCTATCAATTCCTAAAAGTGATGGCACGTTTAATGACGACCCTATTTTGATGGATGAGATGGTGGCTTACTGCGAGCAGGACGTTCGAGCAATGCGTGCGATTAGTCAAGCTATGCGTCAGCTTTCAGATGATGAGCTGATGGATTATCATATTAATGAGCAGATTAATGACCGTGGCGTGTTGTTAGATAAATCGCTTGCTGAATCAGCAATTAAATACGCAAGCGTTGAGCTAGAAGAAATTGAGCGTATTGTTGCCGAGGTGACTGAAGGTGAGATTACAAGTGTACGTAGTTCTAAAATGCGTGAATGGGTGTTAGCACGTGTTGGTGACCAAGCTAAAAAATTAATGGAAGTGTATAAAGATGGAGAAAAGAAATATTCAATCGATAAAACTATTAGGGCTAATTTACTCATACTTGCCAGCGAGAACGCAGACGAAGTACCGCCGCAAGTTGCAGATGTTATCCAATGTGCGGACGACCTATGGGCGTCGAGCGTTGCCAAATTTAACCGATTAAAGGAATTAGCCGATGAAGAAGATTACCGAGTTCGTGGCGCATTTGTGTTTGCAGGAGGATCAGCGACAGGGCGTGCTAGCAGTTATGGCGCCCAAGTCCATAATTTCACCCGCAAGTCCGCTAAAGATCCAGATGCCGTTAGACAAGCTATGGTTAGAGGCCACTCAATTGTCCCTGCCTTTGGACGTCGTATCACAGATGTACTCAAGTCCATGTTACGACCTGCCCTCATACCCGATAGGGGAAAATCATTAGTCGTTGCTGACTGGTCGGCAGTTGAGGCTAGAGTCAATCCTTGGCTATCGAATTGCCCTGCAGGGATTAAAAAACTAGACATATTTCGCACAAAAGAAGATGTTTATAAAGTCAACGCAAGCGCTACTTTTCATGTACCTATTGACCAAATCACCAATGAGCAACGTCAAATTGGTAAGGTACAAGAGTTAGCTTGTGGCTTTTCAGGTGGTGTGGGCGCGTTTGCTGCAATGGGTAGGGCATATGGTATTTTATTGCCTGAAGCCGAAGCTAAACGGATGGTTAATGGTTGGCGTATGGCTAATCCATGGGCAGTACAGTATTGGCAAGACCTTGAAAATGCGTATACCCGTGCCATGCGTAACAAGGGTTATGAGTTTAGCGCAGGGCGTGTCACATATATGTATGACGGTCAGCATCTTTGGTACGCACTTCCTAGCGGACGTGTGCTATGCTATCCATTCGCACGATTAGAAACCGATGGAGTCAGTTATGCTAAAGCCGCATGGAAACCAGCATCAGACGCAACCGAATGGCCTAGAGGTCGATTATGGCGTGGTCTTGCCTGTGAGAACATCACACAAGCTGTCGCCAATGATCTACTTCGACATTCTTTGCGTGGATTGGATGATGTCGTATTACACGTCCATGATGAAATTGTGGTTGAAACATCAGAGCCAGAAATTGTCGTAGAAAAAATGAAACAAGTCATGTGTACGCCACCTGCATGGGGAGAGGGTTTACCCTTAGACATCGAAGTAGGCGTAATGACGCGTTACGGCAAGTAAAAAAAATCCCCTAGATGAGCTAGGGGACAAATTAATTCACGAGAAGGAAATACAAATTGCAAAATCTATTAGACTATATCACACAATTAGCCCCTGAAGGGGAGACAGCGTTAATTGTTAGACAAAAGCCACAATTAAAAGACGGTCAGATGCAATTCCATGCTGACGGTGCCATCAAGTGTACGTGGCCTGCATACCTTCCTAGTCAGAAGATGCGTGATGGCGAAGCTTGGTACGTCAATACGGCGTCGTTTATTATTGATCGTTTTGAAGATGGGCGTATATCAGCGTCAGCCGCCAACTGCGAATATGTTTTGTTTATGATGCTAGATGACATTGGCACTAAGTCTAAAGTGCCACCACTTGCACCGACATGGATTTTAGAGACATCAGAGGGGAACTTTCAATACGGTTACGCTTTCTCAGAGCAACCAACCAAGGGGGAGTTTACCGCAGCAGTTAAAGCGATTGCAAATGCAGGCTATACAGATGCAGGGGCAACCAATGCCGTGCGCAATGTGCGTTTGCCAGGTTCTGTCAACCTGAAGCCTGGACGTAATGAGTTTGTATCCAAGTTAATACAGTTTAATCCTGAACGTGAATACACAATAGAACAAATTTGTTATGCGTTAGAGGTAACACCTGAACCTGCTGATACGAACCACTATACACCTTTACGTCTTATAGACAATGGTGGCGACGATGTGTTAGCATGGCTAAACAACCAAGGCCTCATTTTGTCCAAAATTAATGGAGAGGGGTGGTTAAGCGTTATCTGCCCTAATAATGCCGAGCATACCGATGGCAACCCTGAAGGTAGGTACAAACCTTTAGACCGTTCATACTGTTGCTTACACTCGCATTGTGTCGATTTTGATTCTAAGTCGTTTTTAGCGTGGGTGGGTGCTAATGGTGGCCCAACTGTCAATCATGGCTTGCGTGATGATTTAATCGCAGAAGCCATGACCGTTGCCCTATCTAAAATCAGTCCATCTGAAGTGTTTACAACTGACTCTGATGCCATCATCGCCGAAGTTGAGCGTAAAGAGCTTGGACGTGTTGAAAAGGCGCAATGGTATGAGCGTTTTGCATATGTGCAAGATGATGAGTCTTACTTTGATATGCAAGATAGGCGTGAGATATCAAGACAGACCTTTAATGCCTTGTTCCGTCATATAGACTGCAAGTCGATACACTCTGGCACACGTATTCTGCCTAGTAACTGTTTTGATGAGAATAGACAAGCAATGGGCGCCAAAGCGCTTGTAGGTATCACGTACGCTGCAGGTGAGAGCGTGATTGTGTCACGCGATGGTGATCTGTTTGGTAACCGCTGGCGTGATGCACGTCCTGACGTTTCAAGCGTGGTCGCTGATGACAAGTCGATTTTAGCGTGGTTAGACCATTGTAGAGATTTAGTGCCTGACCCTGATGAGTTAGACCATATACTGAACATTATGGCGTTTAAGGTGCAATATCCTGAACTTAAGATCAATCATGCTGTATTGCATGGGGGTGATGAGGGTAGCGGTAAAGATACGATGTGGGCGCCGTTTATATGGGCGGTGTGTGGCAGTCACCTTAAAAACCGTGGCATCATGGATAACAACTCTATTAATTCACAATGGGGATATCAATTAGAATCCGAGATACTTTTAATCAATGAATTAAAAGAGCCTGACGCGGCAGCTCGCAGGCAATTGGCTAACCAACTCAAGCCAATTATTGCCGCGCCGCCCGAGATGTTGCCTATCAACCGTAAAGGATTGCATCCATACCAAATGGCCAATAGGGTGTTCGTTTTAGCGTTTAGTAATGACCCCGTGCCAATCAGTTTAGCGTCGCAGGATAGGCGCTGGTTTTGCGTGTGGTCTGTTGCCCCTCGTATGAATCCTGAGCGTGCGAGTGCATTATGGGCGTGGTATCGCAAGGGGGGTTTTGAGTCGATTTCAGCGTGGTTACACGTCCGTGATGTGAGTCAATTTAATCCATCTGCTACGCCAATGATGACTGAGTTTAAAGCTAACCTGGTTGAGCATGGCATGAGTATGGCAGAAAGTTATTTGGTTGAAATGCTTAAAAACCGTACGGGTGAATTCACAAAAGGGGTGATAGGTTCACCTTTCCATGCACTATGTGATCGTTTGGCAGGTACTGCCCCAAGTGGCGTGAAAGTACCTCAAGCCGCATTACTCCATGCACTAAAGGAAGCCCAATGGGTTGATTGTGGGCGTCTAGCGAGTGCTGATTTTAAGAGTAAAAAACATATTTATGCGTCGCCAGAGTTGGCTAGTGTGTTAAGTAAATCAGAGTTAAGACGAGCCGTGGAGGATGTTGCATCGCCTCAAATGGTTAAAATCAAGTAAAAAGAAAGCCCCAATTAAGGGGCTTTTTAGTTAGTGGTTGAAGTTTATAAATCGAATACGGCAATTAATACAAATACTAAAACAAATACTACTAAGGCGTGAATCATAAAAACCTCGCATTTTCGTTAATAGCAGTTTTATAAATATCTTCGATTAATGTTTTAACTATTTGCACTTTTTGGGCTTGCGTAAGGTTCTGTAAACTAATCAATGCTTGGTTATATTCGCAATAATTGCGTCCTATTTTTGCCACTTCCTCGAATAATTGAGTCATTTAAAAACCTCCCGTACGATAAACATAGATAAGCGCTAACAATGCGCCAGTTGCGGCGGATACAATGCCACCGACGATATAATCCCATTTATTTGGTTGTTTCATGGTGCGCCCCTTAAAAGTTTTGATATATGATTCGTTTATTTTCGGTTACGCCAACAATACAAGTTTGCTTTTCCAAATAGGCTAAGACTGTTTTTATTGGGTCATCTTTACCTGCAATTACCTCTATATTGTAATCATGGGCAATAGTACGAGGTAACGCTTCGGTATAGTCGCAACATAAGGCGATAACATCCAATTCTATTTTTCCGCCTGTTTCGTCTTCTAATTGTTCAAAATAATCAAACAAAGTTTCCAAACCCTCATATGAAAAGTTATTTGGGCGTATTTCTTGAAATGCTTGTCTAAAATCGTGTAAGTTGACTGTTTGGTACATAATTAAGCCCCTTCAATGTGATTAGTTTCATTAGTGATATATTCATTCCACAAAAGCATTGCGGCATCATATGCCTCTTTTTTAGTTAGTGGAGTGTAGCCATTGGCAATCATAATTTGATCCGAATAATCGCCGTCTTTATCCCATGCCTGGCACCATTTAATTAGGTTTTCCCGGGTCATCATAATTTGAGGTTTGTTAAGTTTCATTATTTGATCCTCCGAATCCAATGCTCTACATTGTCATATGATTTGTTGCACTTATCGCCAACATTCATAAATATGATTTCATTTATGTCGTTTACATCGTAGTAATCGCCTTGGTTAAAAAAGTCAATATTGTGATATTGAATAACTGATTTACTAGATGGATTTAATAGGTCTAAAAAATAACATTCATATTCTCTAATTGGTGGAAATGTTTTAGAAATACCTTTGGCGGCCAAATAACCTTCGCACCATTTGCCAATTGATTCACGATTGAAGTTATCAAATGATTCACTTATTTCGATATAATCATCGCAATCAGTTGAACCTAGTTTGCATAAGATAAAGCAAAATCTTTCCCCATCTTTTGGGATTGATTGATCGTCATGCACTTGTATGTTGAATTGCACATCATATTCAGGAAAACGAACATCTAATTGTTCGCATCCGCCCCCCGTGTAAACTTCCTCTATTTCAAATGTAGTCATTTTATATTGCCTTTCGTTTAGATTAGATTAATTAAGTACTACAGTTCTATTTGACCATAGGTAAAATTAGATTGCAACAAGTTTTGTAGCATTTATGTAAATATATTGGTCAAATTGTCAAATAATTGTCTCGAATTGTCATGGCGATGACAATCGAAATGCCCAATTAGGACAAGGTTTGGAGAGTTGAATAGGTCAAATTGTCATCTTTTACTACCTATTTAATAAGAGTAAATATTACATATATATGACAGTGAACGTGACCAATTCAAAATGGTCGGCAATATGACGTATTTGACCTATCGCTCCGTGTCCCATGCAAATAGCCAAATTGCCCTCGCATCATGTTTATAAGTCAAATTGTCAAATGACAATATGACATATAAATATATGTTTAGTCGCCCTTATGCTATCAATTTAAATTGAATGACAATCTGACAATTTGACCTATAATCTTGCACGCGGCCAGGCGCCCGTCAGTTGAAAGCAAAAAACTTGCAGCCTGGGGGGGGTAGGGCCTGAGCCACAGGGCCTGATGCTAACGGAGGGTTTACAAAAACTTTTTATTTTTTTAGAAATATGCTAACATCCAATCATGTTTGATAACTTCCAATCCTTTCCGTATGAAGTGCGCAAGCTCGAAGCAACTGAAGCAAGGCTTGAGCGGATTTATAACGCTTCTAAGTTAGGATTAAAAGGTGATTCTTTAGCGCTTGCATCTGGAATGTTGCCTACTGAGTACCGACAACTCACCCAATTAGACCCAATTGCTGAAATGGCAGAATTAAAAGGTCGTGCAGATGGCGAGGCTGAAATGGCAAACGTGTTGCGTGATGCAGCACTTGCTGGCGACGCTAAGTCCGCGCTTGAAGTCTTAAAGCACCAACATGGCTGGGTGGCTAAACAGCAGTTATCGATTGATGTTGAGCAACGCATCAGCATCACGCAGGCACTTGAGCAAGCACAAACTAGAGTAATTGAAGGCGTATTCAAGGAAGTAGAAGCTCAACCTATGATCCACGTGAAACCTAAACTAAAAGAAAAGGTAGAATAATGCCTGTTAACGCACTAGCCCCTATGCCGACAAACGTGCTTGCACAATTAGCAACAGCGCCACAGGATGTGGTTGACCCGTATGATTTTACTGCTACGCATAATACGCAACTAACCCCTGCAGAAGAAAAAGCGTTTACAAAATGGGCGACAAAAACAGGCAAAATAAAAGATTTGTATGATTATGATTTAAAAGGTTTTTGGAAATCTGACGCGGCAACGGCTGAAAATGGTCATGGCACGGATATGTTTAAAAAACCCAATCATCCAACATTTTCTGATCAAAGCAAATATCATTCAGAACAAACTCCTGGTGGCAGTTGGACGCAAACGCCTGAAGGGCAAACAATGTTTACGCCGTCACCGTATAATTTACAAAATATGCCTGTGCCTGCGCTTCAGCAATATTTTAAACAAGTTGAACCTAGCGTAATTCTTAATTTAGGCCGTTAATGCAATCTACTATCTATTCCGCATCTGATGAACAGGAGTTAATGTCACGGTTGTGGAGTCCAGCAATTAAGGACAATCCATTGGCGTTTGTAATGTATTGCTACCCGTGGGGTGAAAAGGGTACGCCTTTGGAAAACTTCACAGGGCCACGCAAATGGCAACGTGAGATCCTTTTGGATATAGCCGAGCATATTAAACAGAACAACGGCAAGGTAGACTTTGATGTGATGCGAGAAGCGGTGGCGTCTGGTCGTGGTATTGGCAAGTCGGCGCTAGTCAGTTGGCTAGAGCATTGGATGTTGTCCACACGGATAGGAGCAACCATCATCGTGTCGGCTAACTCCGAGTCGCAACTCAGAAGTGTCACATGGGCGGAGATTACTAAGTGGTTGAGTATGTCCATCAACAGTCATTGGTTCGAGGTGTCGGCAACACGGGTGATTCCTGCTAAATGGCTGACTGAGTTGGTTGAGCGTGACCTTAAGAAAGGTACGCGCTACTGGGGAGTTGAAGGGCGACTATGGTCGGCTGAGAATCCTGACGCTTACGCTGGGGTACACAACTACGACGGTGTGATGGTCATCTTCGATGAGGCAAGCGGTATTGATGACTCCATCTGGTCGGTGACAAGCGGGTTCTTTACAGAGAACACACCGCATAGGTTTTGGTTAGCGTTTAGCAACCCACGGCGCAACTCAGGTTACTTCTATGAGGCGTTTCATTCCAAGCGTGAGTTTTGGAAGAATCGCAACATTGACGCCAGGCAAGTTGAAGGTACAGACAAGAACGTGTATGAGCAGATTATTGACGAGTACGGATCTGACTCGGTACAAGCGCACGTTGAAGTGTACGGTATGTTTCCTAACGCATCGGACGATCAGTTTATATCGGTCAACGTGGTAGACGAAGCCATGCAGCGTGAGAAGTACAAAGACAACACAGCGCCTATCATTATTGGGGTTGACCCTGCACGATTTGGATCAGATTCAACGGTGATTGCCGTCAGACAAGGACGGGATGTGATTGCCATTAAACGGCATAAAGGTGACGACACAATGGAAACTGTTGGGCGCGTGATTGAGGCCATCGAGGAATACAAACCAGCGCTAGTCAACATCGACGAAGGTGGTCTGGGTGCTGGCGTGGTGGATCGGCTAAAAGAGCAACGGTACAAGATAAAAGGTGTTAACTTTGGCAACAAGGCGAAAAACGGCATGATGTACGGCAACAAGCGGGCTGAGATGTGGGGCGACATGAGGGAATGGTTGAAGTCAGCAGCGATTCCAAGTGACAGGTATTTGAAAAGTGATCTGATCTCACCAATGATGAAGCCTGACAGTAAGGGGAGTATTTTCTTGGAATCGAAAAAAGACATGAGGGCTAGAGGACTAGCCTCACCTGACGCAGCGGATGCAATTGCATTAACTTTTGCATTTCCTGTTGCACATCGGGAATATACAGGTATAATTCAGAAACGTAACTATCAAAATCAAAGTGCAGTCACTAATTCTTGGATGGGGAGTTAAAATGCCACTCAAAAAATCAGCAAACAAAGAGGCTTTTCGTTCTAACGTGAAGGCAGAGGTCAATGCGGGACGTCCCGTTAAGCAAGCAGTAGCAATTGCGTATGCAACCAAACGTGCAGCATCGTCTAAAACACCAAGCAAAATGAAAAAATAATGGCCTACGACCAATCATCAATGAATATTGTTGGCTTAGTAGCCGACAACGGTAGTAATCCAACTACGGGTGAAGATCCAAAAGATATCCTTTCTACTATGCGCTCACGGTTTCAAATGGCAATGTCAGCGTATAGCGAATCAAGAGAAGATGAACTAGATGACCTTCGGTTTATGGCTGGTTCTCCAGACAACCAATGGCAATGGCCTGCGGATGTATTGGCAACTCGTGGATCTGTTCAAGGACAGACTATCAACGCAAGACCTTGCCTTACGATTAACAAACTGCCACAACACGTCCATCAAGTTACTAACGAACAACGTCAAAACCGACCCTCTGGAAAAGTAATTCCAGCAGACGATAAGGGCGATGTTGAAGTTGCTGAAATATTTGACGGTATGGTACGTCATATTGAGTACATATCGGACGCTGATGTAGCATACGATACTGCTTGCGAAAACCAAGTAACTTACGGTGAAGGTTATATTCGTGTTTTAACTGAATATTGTAACGACGAGTCTTTTGATCAAGACTTACGCATTGGTCGTATTCGCAACGCATTTAGTGTATACATGGATCCAACGATTCAAGACCCTTGCGGATCAGATGCTGAGTATTGTTTTGTTACAGAAGATTTAACCAAAGCCGAGTACGAGCGCCAGTTCCCTGACGCTGCGCCGATTAGCTCAATGATTTCACAAGGTGTAGGTGACTCGTCACTTAGCCAATGGTTAACGGAAAACACAGTACGGATTGCCGAGTATTTTTATTACAGACATATTCCTACAAAATTGAATCTTTATCCAGGCAATATGAGTCATTACAACAACTCGCCTGAAGATAAACAAATGAAACAAATGGGTTTAAAGCCTATTAAAAGTCGAATGGTAGACGTTAAAAAAGTTATGTGGTTAAAAACTAATGGTTTTGAAGTGTTACAAGAAAGAGAATGGGCAGGCAAATGGATTCCTGTCGTTCGGGTAGTTGGTAACGAATTTGAAGTAGATGGTCGCATTTATGTATCAGGTCTAGTTAGAAACGCTAAAGATGCACAACGTATGTATAACTATTGGGTATCACAAGAAGCTGAAATGTTGGCTTTGGCACCCAAAGCACCGTTTATTGGATACGGCGGTCAATTTGAAGGTTATGAAGCAAATTGGAAAACGGCTAATACAACCAATTGGCCGTATTTAGAAGTTAACCCAGATGTAACGGATGGTATGGGTGGTGTATTGCCTTTACCGCAACGCGCTCAACCGCCAATGGCTTCAAGTGGTTTATTGCAAGCAAAAGCAGGCGCATCTGATGATATCAAGTCCACAACTGGACAGTATGACTCGAGCTTAGGTGCCACAAGCAACGAACGCTCGGGGAAAGCTATTCTTGCACGCGAAAAACAAGGCGACACAGGTACTTACCACTATGTCGATAATTTATCTCGTGCTATTCGTCATATTACACGTCAATTAGTCGATATGATTCCTAAAATTTACGATACTGAGCGGATTGCTCGTATTGTAGGTATTGATGGTGAAGTTGACATGGTTAAAATCAATCCAACACAGCCTGAAGCCGTCAAAAAAATTACGGATGAGCAAGGAATCGTAATGGAAAAGGTTTATAACCCAAGTGTCGGTACTTACGACGTTTGTGTGACTACAGGCCCAAGTTATATGACCAAACGTCAAGAATCTTTAGATGCAATGAGTCAATTATTGCAAGGAAACCCACAACTTTGGGCAGTTGCAGGCGATTTATTTATTAAAAATATGGACTGGCCTGGCGCTCAAGAAATGTCACAACGGTTTGCTAAGACAATTGATCCAAAATTGTTGTCTAATGACGATAAATCACCTGAATTACAAGCTGCAGAACAACAAATTGAAGCAATGGGTAAAGAAATGGATCAAATGCATACTATGTTGCAAAATGTTAGCAAATCTATAGAAATGCAAGAGATTGAACGTAAGGATTTTGAAGCTCAAATTAAGATGTTTGATGCTGAAACTAAGCGAATTAGTGCGATTCAAGCTTCAATGAGCGAAGAACAGATCCATGATATTGTTATGGGTACTATTCACGCAGCAATTGATACAGGCGACCTTATTTCTGGCTCGCAACAAGATATGCGCATGAATATGCAAGAAGATGAACAATCACCAACGCAAGAACAACCACAACCACCTATGGCACCGCCTGAAGGGATGCAACAATGAAAGCGTGTGATTTTGTAGGTATGTTATTTTTAGCTAGAGATGTTGTACATAGCGTACATTTAAATACTAGGTCATATTCTAAGCATAAAGCTTTACAAAAATTTTACGAAAATATTATTGATAATGCAGATGATTTTGCCGAAGCATATCAAGGCAGGCATGGTTTAATTGGCCCAATTAGCCTTATGTCAGCGAAAAAAACATCAAATATTATTGCATTTTTAGAATCACAACTTGCAGAAATTGAATCTTCAAGATATGATGTCTGTGATAAAACAGATACCTCGTTGCAACAAATTATTGATAACATTGTTCAATTGTATTTATCTACACTCTATAAACTTCGCTTTTTAGCATAAGGAAACATTATGGCAAAGTCAGTCACCACTTGTAATAATTTGCTCAAGCTTATTTTTAACGCCGTTGCTTGGGCAAACATGGCAGACAATGCCGCATCTTCACCTTACACTAACTTGTATATTAGCTTGCATACCGCAGATCCAGGCACAGGTAATAGTCAGCTTACTAACGAAACTTCATACACGAACTACACACGTATTGCGGTATTGCGTACTTCGGCTGGTTGGACAGTTTCTACTAATACAGCGGTTAACGCTGCGTTGATTCAGTTTCCTCAATGCGGTGCATCGGGCGCTACTTTGACTTATGTGGCTATTGGTACTAACTCAACTGGCGCAGGTAACGTCTTGTACTCAGGCGCTTTGAACAGTTCATTAGCAGTAGCTTCAGGTATTCAACCTCAGTTTAACGCTTCAGCACTTACAGTTACGGAAACTTAATGGAACAGCCAAATCTTGCTAAAGGCGAAACGTCGCCTTATTCGTGTGCAACTTGTAACGAACCTGTGTTTGTAGTTTCTGACATTGTTTACAAACCTTGCGGACATAAAGATGCACCTGTTTTAGCCAATATGGAAGCAGTAGTGCGTGGTACAAGCTCGGTAAAATAATGGCTATTCAGTCATTCAAAGCATTAGTAGATGCTGAAGAAAATGGACAAACTTTTATAGGTGGGTTTCGTAAAAACTTTAACTCAACTGCTAATTCTTGCTGGTTTGACACAACATCAAGTCCTGGCAACCCTTTGCCTTTTTATTATGCTTCAAGCCCTTTAGTTGGCGCACAAATGAGTCAATCTGTGAATGGTGGTATTCCACACAATCAGCCAGTAGGACAATTAGGATATAAGACATATTTAAAAACATTAGCAGTTTCACCTTCGTCTGGCGCGTTTCCTAGTGGGCCAATGATTTTGATGGATTATTTGTATTACTACCCGTTTATTGACACAGGTACTACAGATGAGCAATTTTTACAGCAATTTGATGGTTTACCTCGCTACACTAACGGTAAAGGCGTATCGGTTATAGCAGTACAAATGGCGGGTATGTTAGGTACGGGTAATCCAACATTTAGATTTACCTACATTAACCAAGATGATATTTTAAAAACAAGCCCACCACAAACTTGTGGTTCAGCTTCAATTACAGGTCAATTAGCAACGGGTAACAACGGCAATATTGCTACGCCAAACTCTAATTACCCGTTTTTAACTTTGGCTATAGGTGATATAGGCGTAAAAAGCATTGTGTCAGTTACTTTTGATACGCCTGATATTGGGCTATTAGCGTTTATACTAGTTAAGCCTCTTGAACAAATTATTTTACGTGAAAATGGCACAACAGGGGAGCGAACCCCAGTAACGGATTTTTTTGATTTGCCTATAATTGAAGATAATGCGTATTTATCAATTTTAATGAATCCAGGGTTTAATCAATTAAATCAATCGACTTTTATTGGTACTATTCAAACTGTTTGGGGATAAATTATGGCACTACAATCGATGGATCAAATTATTTCGGCTATTACTGCATCGCAGTTTAATAGAACCGACTGGAATAAAAACGCATTACCAACAACAGCACAAGTAGCTGGTCAATGGTATGACTTAAGTACAGGTGCAGGTAATCCATTTCAAAATTCAACACATGGCTCAACCGCTAACTTAGCGTTTCAAGCGTTATCAGATTCAACCACTATTACAGCCACAACAGCAGCGCTTGGCGGTTCTATTGCAGGTACGGTGTTTACTGATACTACTCACGGTACAAATAGGTTTACTATTGGTATGCAATTGACAGGTACAGGTGTAACTGCGGGTACATTTATTACTTCACTTGGTACAGGTACGGGCGCAAATGCTGGTGGTACATATAACGTATCTATTTCACAAACTGTTACTGCGCAAACCATTACAGGCACAGCAAACACTAACGGACTTTACACAGGCGGTGCAGTTTCACCATCTATTAAGAACATTTTGAATGTGTCTGCTTTTTCTGCCGCCGCAACTACTGCACCTGCTACTATGATGCTAGTTGATATGGTTGCAATGTTTACAGTTTCATCCGTTACTACAACTGGCGCCCAGTCTTTCACAGGTACACAGACTTTACCAAGATATGCTACAGGTGCAGGACTACAAGCATTTATCGTTCCGTCTGTAGTTATGGGTGCTGGTACACCAACAATTCAATTAGGTTACACTAACGCTGCGGGTACATCAGGTCGTTTAACTCCTTCAAGTCCAACACTACCAATTGCAAATACAACTGCTCCAGTTGGTTCAATTATTTATGCAGGTACTGGTGCGGGTAAATACGGCCCATTTATGCCATTAGCGGCAGGTGATACAGGTATTCGTTCAATTGAATCAATTAACTTATCAGCTACCATGACTTCAGGTTCTTTAGTAGTTATCTTAGCAAAGCCTTTATTTACTTTGCCTATAACTACAGTTGGTGTAGCTTCCGAGCGTGATTTAGTAAACCAATTACCAAGTATGCCAAGAATTTTTGACGGGGCAAACTTGCAATGGCTAATGTATGCAGGCGCAGCAACACCAGTTAACTCGGCTTTTTATGGCAGTATAGACGTAGCTTGGGGATAAAATGCTTGTAGGCAATTATTCTAATTACAACAAATTACCCCTAAAATATACGGGGGCGTATTTGCCTGGTCAAACAGGTACAATTCAAGCGGGTAATCAGAGTAATTTTGTGCAATCAGGCAGACGGCGTAATCGCTTAATGCAAGACCAAACCACTACGGCAATATATTTTTATGCTTTGCCCAATGGAAGTTACCCTACATTAAGTTTTTTTATTCCTCAAAAAGCAGGTCAAATTGGTTCATCTAATCAAATTTATGGTTTAGGCGTATCAACAGGAAATTTAGCTGGCGGTCTTAATGCTATTAGCAGTTTGACAGGTAGCGGTACAGTTACTAACGGCAATTTAACTTTAATCGCTCAATTAATTGCTGCTTTGACGGGCGCAGGTGATGTTAGCCCCCCGCCTACTTTATTGGGTACGCTTTATTTAATTAGCAATCAATTAACAGGTGCAGGTGCAGTCGCTGCGACTATAAATGCTTTTGCATCAGTTCAAGCAGGCTTGTCAGGTGCAGGATCATTATCTGTAGTGCCGTATGCAACAGGTCAATTGGCAGCAAACATTACAGGATCTTCGGTTTTATCGCCTGAAAACCTTGCAGCTGCCGTTTGGTCAGCTATAGCTAGTCAATACAACGTAACTGGCACAATGGGTAATAAACTTAACGCTGCGGCTTCAGGAAGTATTGATTACGCAACTTTAGCTGCCGCGGTTCTTGCTGCAATGAACCTTGCACCACCAGATGTTAACATTGCTAAAATTAACGGTTTAGTTGTTGACGGTACAGGTACTGAAGCAAATCCTTGGGGGCCTGTATAATGGGGCCATCAAAAGCTTGGGGTTATTCTTTTGCAAAAGCATGGGGTGTTTCATTTGGATTAAATATAATCCCCCCTGTAGTTGGAAATGATGTAAAATTTATTGAAATTAGGTCGTTTACGCAATCTAGGAGGATATAATGTCACTTAACTTAAAAGCTATTACCACTCGATTAGGCTATCAACAAATCACATCTTTAAGCGCATCTACTGCATTAACTGTGCCAGTTCGTGACTTAAATGGTCTAAATCAAAAGCCTGTTATTGCTTTAATAACACCTGAAAGCCAAGCAGTTCGGTGGCGTGATGATGGCGTTGCACCAACAGCAACAGTAGGTATGCCATTAGCCGTCGGCGTAACATTACAATATGACGGTGATTTAACACAGATTAAATTTATTGAGCAAACAGCAAGTGCTAAAATAAATATATCTTACTACGCTTAAAGGTAAATTATGGACATCTCTGGAGATAATAACCACGTTAGCTACGATAAAGCTATTGATTACTTTACTAAGCAATTTCCTTTAGATTTAGCTCAAATGATGGCTGCGCGAGATGAATTAGCGCAACGCCAAGGTGCTATATCTGCGGTACAAGATGCTAATAGATTACGCGCGGAAGCAGATGTTTACGCTGCATCTAGCAAAGCCACAAGCGATGATGTTTTAGCAACTGCTAAAGCAGACGCTGATGAAGCCAAAGCAAAAAAAGCTGAGTCAAATGATTTACTTAAATCATTAACTAGTCAAAGAGCAGAGCTTGATGCGTATGTAAAAACAAAAGAAAAAGAATTAACAACCCGTGAAAATTCGGCAAATTCCCGTGAAGATGCTTTAATTGATGCTGAAACGGCTTTAAAAGTTGCTCAAGCTAAATTGGTTTCTGATCAAGCGGAATTTGATGCACGAATTAAAGCGTTTCAAGATAAGGTTAATTCACTTAGCGTTTAACAAAGGTATGTTGGGGTAGAAAAAAATGGCAAATGTAAAAATATCCGCGTTACCCGCAGCAGTTACACCTTTAACAGGCACGGAAGTATTGCCTATTGTACAAAGTGGTGTAACAGCTAAAGTGTCCGTTGCTAATTTAACGGCTGGCCGTGCAATCACCGCAAGTAGCATTACCAACTCAGCTTTAACAAGTGGTCGAATACCTTATGCTGGTACCGCAGGTTTGTTGCAAGATAGTTCTGCATTAACTTTTGATGGCGCAATATTATCAACTAATACACTTAATCTTAGTAGCGCACTTGGTATTGCTTATGGCGGTACAGGACAAATAACAGCTAATGCAGCATTTAACGCATTGGTACCAAGCCAAACAGGCAACTCAAACAAATTTCTTACTACAGACGGCACAAATACTTCTTGGTCAGTTAATCCATTAGGTACGGTAACATCAGTTGCAGCGTTGACATTAGGTACAACAGGTACTGATCTTAGTTCTACAGTTGCAACAAGCACAACAACCCCTGTTATTACATTAAATGTACCTACGGCTTCCGCAAGTAATCGTGGAGCGTTATCTTCAACTGATTGGACAACATTTAACAATAAAGGTACGGTCAGCTCGGTAGCAATGACTGTACCCGCGTTTTTAAGCGTATCAGGTAGCCCCGTTACCACTACTGGAACATTAGCTCTTACATTGTCAGGCACCGCATTACCAATTGCAAATGGCGGAACTGGTGCCACGACGTTAGCAGGCGCAAATATTGCGTTAACTAATACTGCACAAACATTTTCAGCAACACAAACTTTAAATGGTACTTCTGCAACAACAGCCGTTAAAGTTTCAAATATTACTGA